CGGCTGCCTGCATCTGTCCCATACCGAAGGTAGAGCCCGCAAGTGGCCTTGATGCAAAAGCAAAACAGTCTCTATGAAATGCGAGATTCTGTGCATATGCTGTTGCTGCTGTTCCTTTGACAGTGATTGCTGTTGCTGCTGTAGTAATTGCAACTTTCAATGCTGGTTCAAAAGCAAGCGCACCGGCTGCGGCCATAAGAGCTGTACATACATACACTTGAGAATCACCAGCGATAGTAAACTGATCTCCAGCAACAATTGTTCCTGCTCCAGTAATAGTAGTCAAGGTCTTGACACCAATAGCGTATCCAGATGCATCGGTAGTATACGCACCGTTATTTGTTCCAACAGTATGAGAAGGAACGTTTTGATCCATAAACCAGTCAAAACCAAGTTTCCTGTTCAACTGACCATCTACAATTGCAGCAGCAGACCCGCTAAAAGACATGTCTTGGAATGCTCTGAGGTTAAGCGCATTAGCTTCAGCATCAGGATCAATTACAAAACGCCTTGAGTCAAGAGGAGCAAGCTGATTATTAAGTACTTTTCTTGCTTCTGTTGCGTCTGCTGTAGAAATACCAAAGGGAGTGACACCAGGAGTACCGCTAAAACCGTATATGTTTTTATATAACCCTAGCAACTGTGCGTCAATAGTATTTGCAATTGATTTGATTGCTTCAGAAGCCTGCATCGGTAGAAAACCATCCATTGCTTGAAGAACATCTTTATCAGTTAGAAAAAATTCTGCCTGTTTCCAATTACTCAAAGCGATAGGAACACTTGTGATAACAGTATTTCCAGGAGTAGTTGGTACAGTAGATGGAGCAACGTCGGTTACGGCAACTGCTGAAGGGATAGGAACATTAATTGTATCGCCTTTTGCTGCTGTCATTGTACTATAGCTAGTATTAACAAGTCTTGGCATTACTGAGTTTTGTCTTAAAGCAAGTAGTCCCTGTGCAAGCATTGTTGGTATAAGTTCGTCTAATGTATTAGCCATTTTTATTTTCCTTTAATTTTTTGTATATTACTATACAACTTTAATTTTACCAGATGCTATCGCTTCGAGATTTTTCCCGAAAGATTCTGCATCCCCACGATTAATTGTTTGCCCACTGTAATTACTACCACCGGGCGATCCCGAACCATAAGATTTAGGTGTAATACTGTCTTTCATCGAGTAATTATCAATTATTACTGTCATAGATTCATTGAAGTCAGCAGGTTCGCCTGGGCGTTTCTTACTTAAAATCTTATTACCGCCAATGTAACCTATCGGCACTCTCAGACCGTTTTCATTTGTTTCAATTTTAAAATTTTTCCCAAAATATGCTTCTGCAATGTCGGGAGTTAGTGTTGTTGTTGGCGCTTTCCCATTAAAATGGGGAGAGGAAGCAAATTCTGAAGATAAAAGTGAACGTCGTAAGTCATTATCCATATTATCAATTTTAACTTGCATATCTTGTACTGCTGCTTGATATCCCAATTCAGTATTTTTAAATTTCTCAGCCCACGCATTATTAGTCTCTTTTTGGATTCTCTCTACTTCTTCCTTTTTCGTTAAATCACCGGCTGTAAGATTCTTAGCAATTTCAATTGCTGCAAAAGCTTTTTTTGGGTCAAGATCACCATAAGCCAATAGCTTCTCACTATATTCTTTAGCTTTTAATCTGTGCTCTTTGGCTTCCGACTGTAAAGCTGGGACTTTACTATAAAGATGAATTGCATCAAGACCAAACTCTTGTTTACCCGCTTCAAAATCATCATTTATAACGATTGGATTGCCTTCTTCATTCACCAAAATACTTTTTTCATCTTCCGATAATTTATACTTAATTGCCATGACTTCACGTCTCCTACTTAAAAAAAATTATTATCTTAATAGATACCCTTCAGAGTATCTCCTTTACTGCTTTTATTCAATTCTTCCTACTTTTTTATTTAACTCTTCTATAGTCAAAGGTGTGCCATTTTGTTTTATCATATCCATTGTTGACAAATTACCTTTTTCCCATAGGTTGTAGCGTTTCTTTCCGAGTATATCAATTTGTTCCTCTTTAGATAACGTTTTCATCCAACTATTATAATTTAAATCAGCTGATACAAGACCATTCATCGACGCTTGCTGCCCAGTTGTTAAATGTCGTAATTGAGGTTTCTTTTTTAACATTTCTTCATATGTTTTGGTGACAGGCATCATTACACTTCTACATTGCCAATGTGCTGGAGGTCTTTGGTATTTCATACCACCTTTAATATTTTTGTGTTTTGAATCCCATTCGTTACCTGACAATGCACGACATATAGGAGTTGTTCTAAGATCAAAAACACTTACCCAGCGTTCTCCGGTCATTATGTCTTCGTTTTCCCCAAAGGTTGCTTGTCTAATATCATCTGCAACCTGTGCAGATGAAGTTCTAATGAGCGCTTCAACATTTCTCCTGTTGTATCCCATTATCTGACCGTCTGATGCCATAGCCGTTATCATTTCGCCAAGTGTTTGTGATTGAACCATCCCTATTTGAAATTTTTTAGTAATCGAAGACATTGATTTTTTAAAATTACTTTTAAAATCTTTAGCCTGGGTATACCACCAAGTGCCAATAAGTTCCCCGTCAACCATTGACTTATTAACAACTGATCTAATCTTATTGAGACTTAATTCAGGAGCCATTACAGGGATCCCAATCGCTTCATCTATTATTTTTGGTAAAATAAAAGCTTCATGTTTAGCTAAATTTAGTAATGCTCCATTACTATTTTCACTTATCTGTGTGTAGTAATCATCAATAATATCATTTACATTATTATACAATGTTTTTAAACGGTTTTTTTGAGTTGCAGTTTTTAAAGTCCCTGTAACATCTATACTCACTATTTGCGCTATGATTTCTTTTCGAGATTCTAATAATAAATTTAAGGCTTTGTTAATTTCAGTTTCAGACAACTTCATAATATTAATTTGATCTTTTAAGGTACCATCTAATATCTTATCTTGTACTGACTTAGCCACTATTATTCCTCTTCTTCATCTGTATTGATTGCTTCAGGAATCCTTACATCATTACGAAAATCATCGTCTTTTTCTTCAATTTTTGCTTTCTCATCTTCAATGGAAATTTCAGGCGGGTGCAATTCACCTTTGTTAAAGTTGTAAAGAAGTGTATCAAGAGACATACCGCCGACTTGATACGCAGCAAGTAACGATGTTATTTCCTGTGCCGTTAACATTGCTGAAATAAAATCTGTGTTCAATTCTACAGATATATCAGTTTCATCTTGCCCTACCCAATAAGTATAGGATTTCATTACTTCAGTAAGACCTGCAGACACATTTTTGACAATAGTAATAAGCGCACCTGATTCACCTGACTGCCTTATTCTTGCTGTTTCGGCTGTTTCGATGGTTGCTCTTTGTGACTCTAACATTCTTGCGCCAAGAATTGCCATATTTTTTGAAGCTGTTTCCAAAGCTTTTGATAGTTCGTCAAGACCTTTGCCTTCAAATTCTAAAAACCCACACTTTGCATCTGTATCAGCACTCCTAATAATTTTACCAGGGCCTATTTTTAAAGTTTCTTTGCCGAAATCACCAAAAGCATAAGGAGTAGGTAATGCAACCCAGTGCAAACTATGGCTGTAATCGACTGATAACCTCCAATGATTTATGCTGACATATGCGAGGTCAATCAGCGGTGGTTTATCCGGTTCTATTGTATTAGATTCAGCGCCAATGGGGAAAAACATTATTTTATCTAATGCCTTTCCTCTAATTTTTGGAAAGATTGTATAAATAACTTCCCAATCTTTTTTAGAATTTTGCTGCCATATTTTGACTACCACACCGGTCTCTAGTAATTCAAAACTTCTATACTGAGTTACTTTTTGAGCATCAAAAGCAGAATCACCATAAATTGTTTTATCTTCTTTTAAAATGAGAAGAGTTATTACCTCTTCTCCATTTTTAAACTGTGTGTCCCAATAAGTAATACTTTTTGGGCCATATATTGCAATATATGGTTCTGAATTACCTACCGAATCAATAAGTAATCCAACTCTACCAAATTTTAATACTGAAAGTAATGTTTTCCTGTTTAAAACATCAAAAGATTGTCCTGTTGACATGATTGATTTACTGAGAGCTTCGACTTTTTCGGGGAAATTTGTAAAAGGTTTTTTTCTGTTTACTGAGCCTTCCAAGCCTTTGATTGTTCTATAAAAAGTATTGAAGAAAGAACCTCTTTCTTTATAAGAATTATATTCAGAAAAAGATTGACCACTAAGTATTGGAAGATATTTTGTTCCTGCTTTTTTTACTGCTTTTTCACCAGCATAAATATCTTCTAGTAATTCCCAATCTTCTAAAATTTTACTATAATCTTCGTGTATTATATCTACAGCCATTACTCCTCCTATATATAAGATTATAATATATATGTTATAGGAAAAAGTAAAGTATTTTGTAGGTGCAGGTATACTGCAGTAATTTATTATTTGTTACACGGGGTATATGGAAGTAATTAATATAGTACTTATAGCACTATATTAGTATTTGTTATAGTAAATGCGTTCTTCTATTTGGGAACTATCATCTTCGTCAATATAATCTGTATAATTTTTACAGATATTTTTGATTCCCAGAATTCAGTCCTTGTTTTAGGGAGCTTAAACAAGTGACAGTCATGACCGTGCCAGAAACAGCCGTGAACCAGAATGACGGCTCTGTATTTTGGCAGAACAATATCAGGCTTACCCGGCAGATTCTTAACATTAATTCTAAACCTGAATCCGGCTCTGTGAAGCATGCTTCTGATAAATATTTCAGGTTTTGTATTACCTGATTTTATGGCAGCCATATTACGGCTGCGAGTTTCAGGGGTGTGTACGTCAGTCATAAGAAATCTTATCCGGCAAGTCGTGCCTCATTCAAAACTTTCTTAGCTTTAATAATATGAGGCTTCATCAGTTTTGCAACAGCATCAAAAACAGGCACCACCACTGAATTTCCGAACTGTCTGTAGGCCTGTGTATCAGATACCGGTATACTGAAGGAACTCCCTTGCGGACTGTCAAACCCCATAAGCCGGGCACATTCACGTGGTGTCAGCCTTCGGGGACGCTTATTTTTGCCCCGATAAATAAGGATTTCAGATCCATCCTTGTGGTAACGTGCTGAAAGTGTTCTGGCAATACTGTCAGGGTAGGTCATGCTGTAACCGAAACCGTTTCCTTTTGCTTTGTGTTTCGCTGCATAATCCTGAAGGTATTTCCACAGATTTTCAGTCAGTATATATTTTTCAGGAACGGCTTTTTCAGGTTCAAGGATGTCACTGAAGGACGGAACATTATCAGGAAAAGATTTTTTTATATCTCGGAGAGTAAACCCTTTATGAATTCCAAGGTCTTTTCTAACTCCGGCAAGGATTATTCGTTCTCTGTGTTGTGGTACAAAGTTTTGTCCGTCAATAATTTTCGGGTCTTTTTCACCCTTTGCTGTATCACTGTCCGCAACAGCATAACCAATTTCATCAAGGGTCTCCAATATGACTTTAAACGTATGCCCCTTGTTATGAGATTTCAGATTTTTAACATTTTCAAGCATAAAAGCAGGAGGCATTTTTGCTCTCAGAATGCGGGCAACATCAAAAAAAAGCGTCCCCTGTGTTTTACATTCAAAGCCGTGTTTTCTTCCCAGAGAATTCTTTTTTGAAACACCGGCGATAGAAAAAGGCTGGCAGGGGAATCCTGCTAACAGTACGTCATGGTCAGGTATATTATTGTTGATATAATCATATACTTCGTCACCCTGGATATCTTCAGGCTGAGTGATTCTCTGAATATCACCGTTTATTTCATGACCACTGTAGTAGTTTGCTCTGTAAGTCCGGACTGCAAACCTATCCTTTTCACTTGTAAATACACACCGGCCCCCGCTGTTTTCAAACCCTTTACGGATGCCGCCAATACCTGCAAAAAGGTCTATAAAAGTAAAGTCGGTATCGCTATCATTAGGCGGTTTCGGAAGTAAAGCCTCAAGCTTATCATATTTAGTCTTTGTCAGCTTGCATTCAAGCTTTCCTTTCAACCACCTGTTTACTGTTTCACGCAGATGACCAATTGTGTCAGCAATTTTTTGCTGCTCATATATTTCAGCTGTTTTTTTTACCAGCTCATATTCCGGAGTAAATTTCATTTATTTTGCGCCCTCTGGGTTAATATTGTGATAGGATATCACATAATACTTCCATAATGTCAAGGTGGTTGACATCATTCATCTTTTTTATTTATTGTTTAATGACCATTGAAACATCCGAAACAACGAGCGTTCTATCTTGTTAGTGAACCGCATTCAGCAACAATCCTGTTTACCCACCATTTTCCAAATATATTTTTAGGTCTATCATCCCTAATCATAATGCCTTTTTCAAAAATAGCTATAACACGGCTATTTCGCATCAAAACAACAACATCATTTTCAACAAGTGACTTCATAGTGATAATAAAACATTTTGTTGAAAGTGCACTTCCGTTGTTCATAATTAACGCTTGAAAATACATTTTTTTTGCTTTCATGATGTTTTTCCTTTAATTTGTTATTGCGTTTTGTTTGTTTTAACCATGATTAAAATATAACATCTATTTTAGAAAAAGAAAAGGATTATTTTATTTATTTTATAGTCTTTGCCCAACTACTTGAGATTATTGAAGTTAATTTTTCGTCTAACAGTTCTTTTTTTGTTGGGAACCTCCCGTGATTATATAGATACACAAGATGGTTGTATCTATATCCAACCCCGTCAATAGTGACTATCA